CGCTCGTCAAAGTTTACTTTCGCTTGATGGAAGATATCACTGTATTCAGCAGCAATATAATCCGACATTGAAGCTGTCACTTGAGAGTAAGAGACATTAAGAGGGGTCACGTCCGATTGAGGGACGCGGATAGTTGCGGTGCCTTTCCCAATTTTGGGGAACTTCACCTGATTGCCTTCGACGTTGTTTCGCTCGCGAGTCACGCCTGCAAGCGCACGAGACGCTTGATATGCCTGCTTGACTTCAGCATCAAACAACTGGACGAAAGCGTTAGAAATGCCAACAGCCATTTCTTAGTTCCTTTCGTTGAAACAGTTATCAAATTAATCGCTGTGCAGGTATCCATACGGGCTGCGAGCTTGAACGATTTAGCGCCACGTCCCAAGGCGGGTCTGACGGGCCAGTAATGGGTATCCGTCAGACCCAATATAAGAAACTAATTGTTAGTTGTAAACAAGTAACAGTGTTGCATTTTTGCAACACTTATATTGGTTGATAAGGATCACCTCCGTACATCTTTTCAAACATACGTTCGACCTTGGCACGATATGCTGGATCAGTATTGTACTCAGGACGACCAACCATAGCGGTTAGCTCTTCGCGGCTTGGTCCTTCTTCAATGGTTGAGACATCAACAGGCACAGTCTGATCCCCATAATATGCCCGTATCTTCTGAAGAGCGCGCATACCATCGGCAGTACCACCCATGATCTTGAACTCTTCAAAGTCATTCTCGCCCCACACACCTTTGCGAACAAGGCTTTGTGCCCAATCCGTCATAGATTTAATAGTAGCATCAGCATTGGGTCCGAGTTTCTTATACTCTTCTTGGTAAGATATTTCTTCTTGATCTATCTGACCACCAGCCATCTCAATGTACTTTTCAGCTAATTGATCGAAAGCAGCTTGAGTTATCCCATGCTCTTTCGCCCAATCCTTATAAGTTACATAGAGTTCGTCATCTTCTGGAATACTGGCGTTTTGAAATACAGCACCATCATATTCTTCGGGAGCTTTGTGTTTTCCTTGCGAAAATTTCTTTTGTAGTTCGTTATAGGACTTAACGAGGTTCTCAAGGTCCGGGCCTTCTTCTTCGTTCCAAAATTTCTCTGGATACCAATCTGGCCTAACAAACTCAGTCTCCTCATCTTCAGACGCAACGGTTACTTCATCAACCGATTTTGCCTCTGATGCAGGAGCCTCATCAAGATGGGAGATACTTACTTCCTGTTCTTGCTGGTTATCGTCGCTCTCGACTGAGGCTTCGGCCAGCAAGCCTTCGGTTGCGTTCATAATTTAGATGCCCTTCTAATTCGCCGCTCTATTTCGCGGACTAGTGAGTTTTGCCCCTCGCGCGCATAGCCGTGGGACGCTTCTTCGCCCGGATACCATGTGGGCTGCTCTATGGTAAGCGAACGCAAGTGGGACAGTATTTCCTGCCCATCGTCGCTACCAAAGACTCGGAGATATAATCTATCAATGTCATCTTGTTCGTTTTGATTTGTAAGACGTAGCTCCGGCTCTACTTGCCGAAGACCTTCCCAACCTTCTACGATGGACATTTACATTCCTTCTGGTGCTTGACCTTCCATTGCCGCCATCTGTGCCATCTGAGCGGCTTGTTCCATCATTTCCTGACGTTCTACTGGTGATGTACGTAGCTCTGCTGGCACACCAAGTTTGTCAGCAACGTAATCAGCAATAGCGCCCATACGCGGAGCCATCTGACCTTCTGGGCCAAGTGCAGAAGACAACTGCACCCATTGCGTGATCTTCTCGATATCACCCATGTTCTGAGCTTGAGCAATCGGTGATACAGGCGTCACCTTAACCTCAAGACCATTTACACGCAGTGGCATCTCAATCATACCGCGCTCATCCATGACGTACAGGATACGCGCAATTAACGGCCCCATTGTCTCTGTAATCAGGCGTCCAAACGCAGAGCCAAGGTTCTGCGCTAGTTCCTTCATACGCTCTGCAATCTCAGTCGCAGAACGAGCAGACATATTGTCAGGTGGTAGAGTATCATCCAGCATGATCTTCTTAATGTTCATGCGTAGATCATTGATAACAATCTGAGACACGTTGAAGTCACCAGAACGCGGCAACATCTTTAAGCTCTCACCTTGTGGACCACCATTACGAGCCACGGGGATTATTGCACCCGGCGTTATACGGATCATCTGTGGGTTTAGAACACCATCATCAGCAGCCGTATAGACACCAGCAATAGACAAAGATGCGTTTTTGAGCAAAAGCTCTAGCGTCTTATTGAGTGTCTTAATGTCTGGGATTGCAGTAACAAGAGGCCCACGACCATAAACTTCACCAGCAACCTTCATGTATCGAGCCACAATCCAAGGCGAAGACTTCATCTTGCGCTGCACAATCTGTGCCTTACCTTCTGGCCAAATCACATGATAATCATAATCACCACGGTTCATATCAAGGATTGTTGCCTCAACCAACTCAATCTCTTCTGTTGGCTTTTCCTCAATCATACGCGCTAGACGGTCAGGAATTTCTGCATCCATCCAGTGTTGCTTGATTGCTTCAGCCTTAATCCGCATACGACGATACACGTTATCAACGCGACCATGTGCACCCTCTTCAATAGCCACAAGGTATTGAGGCACAGCAGTAAAGCGGATTGGTGTCATGTCGTCGCCCGGTTGCACAAGCATAACCGCCGTACCAACCGCAAGGTCCATAAGAAATTCACCCATTGCCAAATCAAAATTTGATTGGCGGAGAACCGAAAACATCTTTTCTGCGTATAAATCTAATGCAGCTTGCGCTTCTAACTGGCGATCCGCAGGAATATCAGGGCCGGGTTCAAGACGACACCAACGACCATATGGCGGAAACAAACCAGCTTGAATGCGGTTAGCAAATCTTTGCGTCGCACTAATAGCAGTAGAATCAAACACACGCGCCATTTTATTCTGGCCGGGTGTACCACCACCTTCGTAATAACCGTCATACAAATTACGCTGCGGTAAAGCAAACTCATAGCAGTCTTCGTAAATCTGACGCCAATTATCCTTGCGACGTTGTGCAAGAGCATGACGTTTCATAATTTGATCGACGGTCAGCATGGCTTAACCTTTCTTATGACGCGCCGCAAAGTTACGAGCAGCTTCTTCTGAACCAAAACCCCAAGCTTTTAGAGCAAGAGCTTTACGCGTGGGCCTACCTTTTTCATCTTTCATCGGACCCTTCATACCAGCAAAACGAGCAGCGAAACTGACACGCCTACCATCAGTACCACTTTTTTGTGGTTTCTTAAGATTAGCGCCTTCAGTGCGTTTAAAATATTTACGCCCAGCCTCATTAAGACCACCTTCAGGGTTTTGATACGCCTTCTTAACCACGCGCGGCCCTCATGTTATCAACCAAGTTAGGATAAGGACGACCAGCCTTTTTAGCAGCTCTCATAGCTGAACGCTTTTGACCTGACGTTAAGCTCTTAGGCTTACCTAAATCTTTAGGGCGTTTCTTTTCCCAAACTTGTTTCATGCCGTTTCCTTCTTCTTTCTCATCTTTGTCTTCATGCTGACGCTTTCAATACGACCGCCATACTGACGCGCATATTCTTTTGCAGCAGACATACCCTTTTTACTGTAAGAAAAGTGACGGGTCTTACCGTCTTTAAGAACTACTTTCGGCATTAACCAGCACCTAATGTTGTTTTTTGATCTTCACGTAAACCAAGAGTAGACGCTCTTCGACGGCTCAAAAGTCCACGCCTGCCTATACGGCGCGCACGAACAGAAGCAGCAGCGCGGCGTTGATCCTCAGTAGAGCGAGTTACTTTAGCAGCGGGTTTTGATGGAGTGGCAGCAGCAGGAGCTTCAGTAGTAGCCTCGGCTGCTTGGGATGGTGTAGCGGGAGCAGCAGGAGCTGGCGCTGCTCTAGGTCTAGGTGTT